ATAAGAAAGCTATATACGGACGTAGTGACTGGTATCCATCTGCAAGGGTTACTTTCTTGGATGGCACAGTGTTAAATCTTGGCCGATCCGAATTTTTAATATCTGGCAACAACATTGTTGATGGAGCTGGTACACAAAGTTTGCCACTCGGCAATGTTGTTTCCAGAAAAATTACAGTAAAGCTGTATAACGCAGATGACAGATATAGAGTTCATAGCTTTCTTGGTGCCAAGATAACATTGTATAAGTCAATTAGCACGGATATAGGTGATCTGGCTATAAAAAGTGGCACTTATACCGTAATTGATCCGGAAAGCTATGGGGATACCGTAAGCTTTTCTGCTTATGACGATGCATACAAACTTGACAGAGATTATACCACACATTTAACGTATCCGCTCAGCTTAAAGGATATTCTGAAAGATTCTTGCAGAACGTGCGGTGTGCAGATGGATGTTACTTCGTTTTCTGATGATAACATCATGGTAAAGGAAAAACCCACAAATACCACTCACAGACAGGTGATCGGATGGATAGCAATGATTGCTGGTGGTAATGCGTGGATGAATGCAGATAACCATTTACAGATTTCACAGTATGATATGTCTCTTTTTGATAATATTGCGGACATTGACGGTGGATGGTTTGACGATCCGAGACAGAATTATGACGGTGGTCAGTTCGAAACAGACATGATATCAGAAAAGTATTCAACTTATGCGGAGATGTCTGGCGGTACATTCTCAGAAGACATTAGCGAGTATTATTACGATGACTTGGATTGGAGTTCCGAAAAATATTCAAGCGGTTCGAATGTTGACGGTGGATGGTTTGATGATGGATTGGAACTTCTTACAGATGATTCTTATGGAATTATGTACAGGTCTGTTGAAAGAAAGCAGAGAAATACATATCAACTGATAGGGAAAAAAGATAACCTGTTCTTGCTTAAAAACGGGAATGTGCTTGGAGTACATTCCGTGGATGTGGAAGAAGCAAGTGGATACATTCTGACGGATGCCACGAACGTGTATACAAGCGGTGACATTTTGGATGATGGTAATTTCAAATTGGTTGATAATTTCCACTTTTTAACCCAGTGGAAGACTGGGTTGACAACAGGAGTAGAGCCTATAGTTATCACAGGAATCCAAACTACAGAGAATGAAAAAACGTACACATATGGTTCTGAGGGATACATATTGAGTATAGAGAATTCACTAATCAAAGATAAGAGCTTACTGGTTAATACAGTCGGAGCAAAACTTACGGGCGTATCATTTATGAATTTTTCCGGCGAACATCTTTCTTATCCTCTTGCAGACTTTATGGATCTTGCCTATGTTATCGACAGGAACGGAAAAGTAAACAAAACCATCTTGACTGATATTACTTTTAACTTCCTCGGGTTTACTTCGCTGAAATGTTCGGCTGAAAACGCAATTAGAAACAGCAGTAAGTACGTGACTTCTGAAACGAAAGCAATACAAAAGGCCTCTGCAATGGCTGATAAAAAAATCAGCAAATACGATGAAGCTGTTCAATCCCTTACGGCATTAATGACACAAGGGATGGGATTTTTTAAAACGGAAGAAGTTCAAGATGATAATTCCATCGTATTTTATCTCCACAACAAAGAAAAACTGGAAGATTCAAATATCATCTGGAAGATGGTCGGGGATGCTTTTGCGGTATCTACAGATGGTGGCAAAACATGGAATGCCGGACTTGATTCTAACGGAAACGCAGTAGTTAATGTACTTTCTGCCGTAGGTATTAACTGCGATTGGATACATTCTGGAACATTGACACTTGGTGGCTATAACAACCAAAATGGTGTACTTTCGATGCAAGATTCAGACGGAAATGAAATAGGGAGATGGAATAATCAAGGTGTGTATGCAAAAGGACATTATGTGTCCGAAGATTCTATAGGTAGAAAAATAGATTTGCATAATGCAAAAATTGATCTTTACTCATCTGGAGGAAAATATACAGGTTACATTTCTGGAGAATTAGATGGTATAGAAGCGAGAGCTACGTCTACGGATTACCTAAACATCGGAAAAGGTTATTCCGAATTTAATGTTTCAAAAAGATTACAACTTTTAAGTAAAAATCAAATTGCCATTTCTGCAAAGGAGATTGTGATTAATGGAAATAAAGCAAAAACAGGAACTGCCGTGTTTAGCGATGGAAGTTACTTAAAATTTGTGAATGGCAATTTAGTCGGTGGAAGAACTGCAAGTGGCACAACATTTTAAGGAGACAGGCATATGACAAAAACAGAAAGTGCGGTTCAATGGGCTATTAATATCGCAAACGATAACAGACATGGATACAGCCAAGCGAACCGGTGGGGGAATCCAGACTATGATTGCTCATCACTCGTAATATCTGCATGGCAACAAGCCGGAGTTCCGGTAAAATCAAATGGAGCTACTTATACGGGAAATATGTACAATGTTTTTCGTGCTTGCGGATTCACGGATGTAACGGCAAGCTGCAACAGAGCCACTGGTGCTGGAATGCAAAGAGGGGATGTACTGCTAAATGTTAAATATCACACTGCAATGTACATCGGTGGTGGCCAGATGGTGCAAGCATCATCTACAAGAGGACATCCAGAAGCCGGGGATCAGACGGGAACAGAGATATGGGTGTGCAGATATTATAATTATTCGAGAGGATGGGATTACGTTTTACGGTATACAAAAGGCGGTTCTGCTGGCGGTGGAGGGACACCGACACAACCATCTGGTGTTTCTCTTGTAAGATGGATCCCTGGATAGAAAGGAGAAAATATGGCTATACAGATGCGTAGGGGACTACTTACAGATTTTGACGCAAGTAAGATGCTCCCCGGTGAATTTGCGGTAACTATAGACGAAGTGGCCGAAAACCAAAAAGTATTTATCTGTTTTTCGGCCGGAACATTTAAGACGTTGGCTACAAGAGAAGATTTTGAGCAAGACTTGGCGAATATCCAACAGGCTATCGAAGACGCAAGAGAAGCGTCAAAGACAGCGAATGAAGCTATCGACAAGGCTAACCAAATCATAGCCGGAAAAGTCGGAATCGATGATACACAGTTGAGTGGATCTACAGTGTATTCTTCGGAAAAGACAGATCAGCTGTACGTTAAAAAAACAGAATACGACAAACTTGTTGAAAAAGTAAACTCTTTGATAAGCGATTTGTCGAATGCTCTAGTAAGTAGGTGATAGTATGGACCAGATATACATTGAAGCGTTGAACGAAGCGAAAACATTGTCAGATAGTGATTACTTGCTCGTAGAAACAAGCACAGAAGATCTAAAGATTTCTATCGGGACTTTAAAACAACTGCTTTCCGTTGCTACAGCGGATAAATTAACAAATTCGTTTGAACTAACTCTTTCCGGCGATGCTACAGGGACAACAACTATAGACGGAAGTGAATCTGTTGATATTGATGTGTCTCAAATCAAAGCAACTTCGCTGAAAAACGATATTAAAATCAATGGTACACCGTTTGATGGTCAGGACGGAATAGTAACTGAGCAATGGGGGAAAGAAAGACAGATTACTATCGGTGGATGCAGTAGGAGCGTAAATGGCGAATCTGATATTGAATTTCCGGCAAACGAAGTCTTTTCAGGATCTGGACAGCCTTACGTCCCGACCGCTGGTGGAGCTATGACAGGAGATTTAAAAAGGAACATTAATGATGCTGATTATACTGTTTACAGTGCTACTACAGAAACGACAGAATCTGGAACGTCTGTAAATATTAAATTTGGAGATGTTAATGCAAATACAGTCATACTCGGATTAAACCAGCCAATTTGGAACAATGGCGTAAATGTAAAAAAACTGCTTACAGAGGACGATATTTACGAGTTAGAAAGACGTATTAGTGAATTAGAAAGTATGGCTACACAAACATTATCTATTAAGGAGGAAGATATAAATGGCTGATGAAAAAGTGCAGAAAATTTATGGGAAATATATAAAAGAACTTCCACAAGTTACAGAATTAAATGATACAGATGATATCATCGTGGAAGATTCTACACCGATTACAAATCGAACAAAACTTGGTGTTATTTTCGATGCGATTAAAAGTAGAATCGCATCTACGTGGAAATTTTCAGAATTAGGGAATAAAACAATTCTGACGTATATTATGGAATTAAAAGCAAAAGCCCCAGTATTTGGCACGACGCCTCTTATCGAAACACCTGCAAATAGTTACAAAGATACTACTGTAAAATTCGGAAAAACTTTTTCAAAAGCTCCGACTGTACTTGTATCTCTTTCCGGTGGATCGCAAAATACAAAATCGTTCGGAGTACAGGTTAACAGTACGACCACCAGTAGTTGCGTTATTCGTACTGTTAACGGACACAATTCAAGCGTGTCTATGTTTGTTAACTGGTGCGCATTAACCTAAAAATGTGGGGAACATTGCCAGTCGAAAAATATGAGATGATTTCCTTATCAAACAGGAAAGGAGAAAAAATATGGCAGCTATGAGCGAAGAAACCATTTGCGAAGTGATCAAAAGCTGTGCATACGGTTATACTGTAGACGAATTGGCAGAACACTACGGAATGGAAAAAACAGATGCAGAAAAGTTTGTGAAAGATCATGCATCAGAGATTACAGAAACGAAAGAACACTTAAAACAGGAGGGATATATTGAATAGGATAGTCGATGTTTCTGAACATAACAGGAACATCGACTGGGCGAAAGTAAAAGCATCCGGCATTGTAGGTGCTATCCTCAGATGCGGATATGGACAAGATCAGACAGGACAGGATGACAAAAAATGGCTGAGAAATGTATCTGAATGTGAACGTCTTGGCATCCCTTACGGTGTGTACCTGTATTCTTACGCAAAGACTACAGGTGCGGTACGGGGAGAAATCAACCACGCATTAAGACTTCTGAAAGGACATTCCCCGGCATGGCCTGTATATTTTGACAGCGAACAGCCGGGAACGCAGGGCGTTGCAAAAGCCAATGCAAAAGCATTTTGTGACGCAATAATGGCACATGGCTATAAAGCCGGAATCTATGCATCTACATCTTGGTATAAGAACTATATCGGTCAGACATGGGGATATTCTCTGTGGATTGCATCTTACGGCTCTAAATCTGCCGGAGTAGACGGAATCGACATGTGGCAGTACACGTCAAAGGGTTCTATTCCAGGCATTCCAGGTTATGTGGATGTGAACTATGTGTATAAGAATCTTGGTGGTACTGCAAATCCTGTGCAGAAACCGAATTCTACACAGACCACAACAGCAAAACCGACAGATGAATCTTGGAAAGGTGACAAGAGATATTACCTGGAAAACACCCGTGTAGGGGCATGGCAGAAAGCTATGAACATAGGATTTGACACTAAAGTATTATCTGAGGATAACAAATTCGGTGTCGGCTCACAGGATTTTGCTAAAAAACACATCTTATGGTCGGGGCAGACGCACAACTGTATCACGGCTATTAGATGGCTTAGACGTACCCTCAGAGACGTATATGGCTTTACGAAGTTGTCTTATAATGAGGGGTGGACAGACTACCTCGGGAAGTGTGTAGAAGTATTCCAGAGGAACAGAGGACTTACACCAGATAGAAAAGTAGGACTTATCACGACCTACTGGCTCTTATCCGGCGTTGTGAAATAAAATTAAGAGCAAATATTCTTTACATACAATACCAAAAATCCCCACTGCTGATTACTCGCCAGTAGTGGGGATTTTTTCTTTTTCTATAAAATGATAGATTGGGAGCAGAATTCCGATATATCCTTTTTTGTACATGACATTCATTAGTGATTTCATTCCAATTGCGCTTTCAATAGAACTTTGAATGGAAATTACGTCATTTATCCTGGTCCCATGCATCGGTTTTAATTTTAGAATAACATATTGATTTGTGCATAATGAACCATCTATCATAACCATTAATCCAATTTCACTATACACATGCAATATTTTATCAGAAACTTCTTTAATTTTTTCATCTGATACTATTTGACTTATGACAGAATCGTTTGTAAGATTATCAAATCGTTTTTCGTTATATTTTACGTTTCCTCCAGTAACATCGTCTGTATAATTTTGCTCTTTGTCCAGTTCACAATTTGCAACACACAGAGAAGCGAAAGCATCGGAAAAATCCTTTATGCGTTCATTCTCTTCTCTTTTAACTTTCTCTTCTGTGGAAAACGTTCGGAAAGTTGTATTTGAAAAAGCTGCATCTATATCTTCTGGTGATGCAAGAACTTCTCTTGGATGTGTCCTGAACTCAGAACTGACAATTCCCATTTTTTCAAGCTGTTTCAAAATGCGATCCGCACGATAAAAACCAATTTTATAAGTTCTTTGTAACATTCCAACAGAAGCTTTCCCGTTTTTGATAAATAGTTCTGATGCTTCTTTTAAGTAAGGATCTGGATTTTCAACAACTGCATATTTGAACTCAAAATGTTTTTTGGAAATTGATGTTTTTTGAACATCATTCTGATTCTTCCTTTTGCTAATTCGTTCAGATGGAATCTCTGTATTATCTATCTTAATTTCTTTTTCTGAAACAGTTTTTCTTTCGACGTCCAATTTGTTTAAGTCTTCGACAAGAGTTTTGTACTCATGTTCAAGAACAGCATTGGCACGATCGGTTAGAGATTTTTCTTTTGCAAGATGATATATACAATTATCAAATTGCAAAGTGTCAGTGTCTTTTTTCTTGTCTTTTTTTATCAAATATGAGAATAGATATGTTAACCCGCCAAAAAATGCTATATTTATTATGAATAAGAATATAGTACTAATTATACCATTTTCTTTCACGCACCTTGTCCAGTTTGCGAAAAGATTAATCGTCTGAAAGAGTGTTAATATTCCAAAGAAAATTTCGCCCAATACAAGCATTGTAATTTTAAATCCAGGAGAATCATGTTGTACAGAAGCTTTCTCTGAATTCTTTTGAAAAGTATAGAGCCTTTCTTTCCTTTTTTTCTTCCTAAGTTCTTTCTTGTTCTTTTTAGCACGTTTCTTTTGCATCTTCCGATTGTACGCAGTTCTTGTTACAGCACGTTTTATGTAATGGTATTGGCTCGGACGCATTTTAACAGCTCCTTATTATCTTTTTAAGAAGTATATAGTATGCTATGATTATATTCTATTAAGTATTTTTCTTTTCTTTTCTTCGAATTCTTGCTTAGTGATTGCTCCACAGTCAAGAAGTTCTTTTAATGCTTTTAGCTGATTTAGATCATTTGCAACTTCTGCGGTAGATTCTGGTTTGTCGCTTATCTTTTTGTTTAGAAAATCCATAAATTCTTTATATCTTTTTTTGTAATCTTTTCCTACAACCGAAAGAAGTAAAGAATTTGGATCGTTTTTAACCGTCTTCTTCCATCCTTTGTCCATCCATTTTATTTGCTTGGCCTGTTCTCCCGGAATTATAAATTGTATATATCCAGGCCCCCACCAAACACTTGGTTCTTTGCATGTTATACCGCTAATGTTTTGATAATAGAATTTTCTCCCTTGTTTTCGAGAATCTGTTACATACATAGGAATAATTTCTACATATTCATCACAAGCAACAAGTTTCCCGAAAAAGCTATCTAATTCCAAGACCTTTTTGTTCTGCATATAAGTACCTCCGCATACATAGTATGCTATCTTCTTAATACCGCAATCACAACTCCAAACCTTACCCATTGTTCCATGTCTTCAAAACTATTCGGATCAACTTCTATGACATCACCGAAGCCGTTGATCGGGACTAACTTTGTCTTACTTCTCTGTACATACCGCCTTATATACGCACGTCCTGTTTCTTTGTGTATAATAATCACGGTATCACCGTTTCTTGGTACTCTTTTGGATATGCAAATGATATCACCCTTTACATATACAGGGAGCAAGTGGTTGCTCGTTATCTTTATACCACAATGTAACGTCTCACCGTACTTTTTTATGTATTCCGGGCAGTATATCCGTTCTTCGTGTGAGGAATCCAATATCATACCGTCAGCCATCTCACCAGTGGGGCATAGAACATCCAACATGTTTTCTGGATCCGTTTCCAGCACTTTCATAGAGAGTTCATAGTCCATCTTACCAAGAATATACGCACGTTGCCTGTCGGTCAATTGCCTGTACTTTCCCAATACCTCGTATTCCTTAGAAGAACACCCTAAGAGATCAGGGATAGGTTTGTGCGTTAGTTCCGACAACCTTAGTGCTAAGAAAACGTCAAGATTATTAGTCTTCCGTGAAATGATGTTTTTGTATGTGGACACAGACACACCCAGCATCTTAGAAAAGAGAACTTGCGTAAAATCAAGGCTTTTCCGCTCTTCTTCGATGTTATGTGCAAAGTTATTCAACATTTCCTCTTTTGTTAACATTATGTCACATCCTGTCGAAAAGGCTAATATCTTGGCTATTTTTCATTCTTTTTAATAAGAAAAATACGATATTTTAGCCAACATCTTGACTATAGTTTCGAGTTATAATCTATATAAATATTACATGTATAATTATAAAATAAAAATGGCACTTGTCAAGCCATTGATAGGAGGTAATCTAATGGGAAAGGACGAAATGAACAGCAAGAGCAGCAAAACATGGACTGATACTTATGAAAACGAAATCAAGCGGATGATAAAAGGCATCCGTGACCCTCGCTTAATGCGGTACATCTATCTTATTGTAAAAGATGCTATCAGTGAAAACATTGACAGATAGCAAACATATGTTCTACAATGTAGGTAATCGCTACTGGAATGACGTGTCGGGATATTGGAGGGATTTATGTGGATGAAATTAAACGCAAAGAAGAACTTGTTAAAATGATAGAAGAATGTGAAAATGAACAGTTTTTGACTTTCTTATATTCAATGATTATATCTTTCAAAAAAAAGTGGGGCATTTAATGCCCCA